GCAATATGGCGGAATCGGTCCAGGGAATGCTGTATCATAAGCCTTGAAAGCTCCTGTTGTACCGGGAGCGTCGCTATAATGATAGCCGATAAAGGCCGCGTCAATAACTGCTGTAGCTTTTGTATCGGTTAGTACCTCTACAGTACCAGCCCCTTTAGTCCCTATTAAAAGCCCAATGTCTGTGTCATCTCCGCTAACTGAGATTGTCGGTCGGTCTCCTGTTGCAGCATTTGTAATTGTTATTTCGTTTACTGCGTCAACTACCTCGCCGCCCATTAACCATTCATTTTTAACCGAGTCTACAAATTTATTAACCTGAAGTGCATCTTGAATTTTAATAAACGGTGATTGGATATAAATATCATCGGTCTGATTGTCGATAACTAAAAGGTTACCGTCCTTATAGATCTGGATAAGGTTACCGCCGCCTAAATCAAAGATTAAATTATCGGCGTATATATTTCCAACAGTAGTTCCGGTGTTATCTATTTGTAATGGAATGATAAATCCTGCGCCATTCCGGATTGTAAACGCTAACCTATAAAGATCGCCACTGATCCAATCACAAGATATTGTTGCACAGCGTTTATCCGCACCCGCATAACCTCTATCAAAGCCGTCCAGTTCAAAGCAGCGCCCGCCGGCAAGTCCACGGTCTCCTTTAATGCCGATAACTCCATAACTTCCACTACCATCATCTGATAACAGCCAAACCATATTATCTGAACTATGGTTTTTCCCGACAATTTGTCCAAAAAGTCCAAAGCCACCATCCCCAGATCCGGTAACAGTGAAAGCCGATTTCGTATGATCTAGGCAAATAAGTGATAGTTGATTGTAAGTATAATCAAAAGCAAAAGTTGCTACACTTTGCCCAAGTCCCCCGGCAGAATCTACGAACAACACCGCGGTAGGGCTACCACCACCGATTATACTTGTGATATTGATCCCCGTAATATCTAATTTATTTGTAAACGGATTTAGTTCGAATGCCATAATTAACTATAAGTATAAGTTGCTCGGTTATTCCAAATACAATTAAAATCAGAGCTACCGTTTGCCCATGCATACGTAGTAACAGTGGTCACAACTGTTTTTTTCATTATGCGCCACTCAGCTGCTGTAACCAGAGTCCCCGGTAACGCAGCTCCATAATAGGCAACGCTAGAGCTAACGTCATCGATTTTATTCGTAAATGAAAGATCAGAAATAATTTGCACGTCCTTGCCAGCGACTCGCAAGGTTTTTACCGGCTGCGACACTTGCGGCATTGTGCTGCCGACTACTACATTTTCGACATCGACAGACGTGTAAAGTGGCGCGGTCATTTTACACTACTCCCGCTTGAGGTTGTGCATCTTCAATAATTGCCTCACGCTCTCCCGTCGGCCCGGTTCTAAATCTCGCAATTTTACTTCCCGATTGCGGCATATTCACATGAACATGGATTGGTTGCGGCTCCGGTAACGCGGGCTTTGGTTCAGGCGGCGATTGCTCGATTTCATCGCCAATTGGCTCTGAATCTGCGCTTGCCTTAGCGGCTAAGGCGGCCAGTTCCGTTTTTTGGACTTCATCTGCTTTAATTTTCAAATCCTCAATTGCAAGCCAGAAATCATGCCGCTGCTTCTCCGCCTGAAGTAGTACTTTTTCGCGCTCAATCTGGATGCGCGCCTGTTCAAGCGTCGCATTCGATATGGTTTCCGCCTGTTGCCGGAAAATGTCTTTATCTTTTTGCGTTGCCTCGACTTTTTTCTGTTCAAGTTGAAACACGTTCTTTTCGTGCTCAATTGCAGCTTGATTTTGCAGTTGAACAACCATCGGATCTTGTGGTGGAGGGGGTGGAGGTTGTTTCGCTAATTGTTTTTGCTTTTCAAGCAAGTCACGGAGACCCATTTCTATAGAATCCTCCACACCACTACTAATTTTGAATGAGCGCATAAACATCATAAGCATTTCAATAAATGCGGGAGCTAATTCCGGCGCTTGCCGCAAACTTTCCATAGTTTGCCCCAGGTACGGTGTGATAGATCCAATAAATTCACTTACGTTTTGTTTATTTTTCCGCTCATCTGAAATGATGGTGCTATCAGTCTCAATATTAATAGCATAATCCCGCATGGTGTCGTCTTTCAAAAGCTGGATAGCTGCAAAAAAGTCTTGTTGGGTAACTTGTTCGCTAAATCCATTCATGCCTGTCATGGCAAATAGGATTTCTGGCTCGAATTGCTCGGCAATAATCTCAGCTTTGATTCGAATTGCATCGCGGAGGAATTTTTCAAACTTTCGCCGTTTGCTTTCCTGCGTCACGTCGGCATAATCGCTCTTTAAGTTCTGAGCTGATGCCGTTTCTAGCGGGTTACTGGCACCCCGCATCAAGTCAGATTGCCTAGTAACCTCGTAATAGAGCTGCTTTGCCATCTCGCGGGCTTGCAAAAGCTGTTGCAGTACTTGGATGAACTGTTCGAGCGGTAAAAACTGAATAATATTAGTGCCGCCCGCCTGGTTAAACGCCACGAAATTAGTAAGCCCAGCCAAGATATTATCGCCGCTTAATATCTGTGCAAGTTGCTCTTTAAATTCAGCCGGGCAAACTCCATTGGCTCGTATAATTCTAACCAGCGCATCTATTCTATCGGTTAATGAGTTAATTTCTTCTAACTGATCTTGCGCCATGCAATACTCAGGCGTCGGTAACAGTTCTTGCGGTGTAATAAAGTCAAAAACTTCATTACATGGGAAGAACTTCTCAAGTCCAAGCGGGTCGTCTTTGATTTCGAGCGCTCCGGCATCATAACCAGGGCTAATGTAGTAAACGCGCTTGTCCTCTAGGTTCCAGATTTCGAAAACCTCAGCTTTCTTGTAGCGCTTTTGCTCTTCCTTATCTAACTTTAAAGAGGAAAGGCCATCCGGTTCTTTAGTAAGATCGACTTCTCCGGCGATATCCGGCCAATACCTTTCCAACTCCTTTCGTGTAAAGTAATGCCGTCTTGCCTTCCAGCGCACCTCGTCCAAAGTCCGCGCTGGATTATAAAAGAAATCGTCAAACGGGACGTAATCAGTAATTGATTTTTGATAAGTAATTTTTTCAGTAGGCTCCATAACAAAAGAACCTTGCTCGTCTGTCTGGACTTCTTCGGGTTTGATGGGTCGGTTAAGTGCCTGGCTAACGCCGCTCTGCAATTCTTCGGGCATGATAACGACCCGCTGCAACGTTTTCTCTTTCTGAAACTCGTATCGTTCCCACAAAACGCCGCGTCCCGCTACCAAAAAATCATTTAGTGCATTTGTTACAACGTTAAAATAATCTTGATGGCATTCTACCGAGTACTCTGTAGCACGCTCCAAAATCTCTGCGCTAATCCGTTTAATCTTATCGCGGTCAGCGTTTCGGCGGCGGCAGTCAACCTTTGGAACGCTAGTAAAAATACTAGGCATCATTGTTTGTAGACTGGACCAGTAGAGGTTTACTTTCTTTTTAGAATTTGCCTTAGTGAAATCCCGGTCATCCCGGTAAATCTTATAAACCTGTTGCGCTTTATCAAGCCATTTGTCCCGCCAATTTCTTGCGAGATCTATCTCAGCTTGCCAGAACTTAACAAGGCTTTCGCCCTGCTTCAATTCCCCTGCTTGTAATTTTTCTGTATCTGACATTTAAACTCGTTTGTAAGTACTTCTTCCGTTGCCAATTGTTAAATCTAAAAGTTGCTGTGTAGTCATGTCCTTGAATGGATCTGCCAATGGCTTCTCCTCTGCTATTATGTAAGGCCGCGCCATTAGGCCATAGCGTAGATCGTCCGCTGCGTGATCTTCGCTATTTGTATCTAAATCCTGTTGCTTGTGTTTATCGTGTTGCAGTGTCGGGAATGTCCTAATTAAATCGGTGCAACAATCGAATATCACCAATAGTGGATGCCCATCAATTCCGCGCTGCCTGATTTTAATTTGCTGCCAGCCCGCTACCCGGCTATTGTCGGCTTCCTTAAAATAGATGCCGTGTCTTGCAAACTCTTCCCCGATACTTGGGCCGCCTTCATGTTTAAAAATGCTAGGGTCTGCAACGTTAAATGCGTAATCCTCGCCAATACTTCGCTCTTTTATTCCCGAGGCAATCTCTGGGACGTAAAGATCAAGGCCAACGTTGGCGCTTTTCGCTCCATACCATTCCCGATAACGGATAACGCACTCAGGCGGTAAGTAGATTTCTCTCACCTGCCGTTTACTATCGACTAGGGTTACAGTCTTTCCTTCTGATACGGCGTGCCAGCCAATTGAAAATGGACGCCGCGAACCAAAGTCTAAGGTCCGATACCTAAGCCAATGCTTTGGGATCTCAAAGGGTTCGCAGATAAAAAGCCGATCCTTGAAATAAGCACCCGCAATGATGTCCCATCGGCCATGTCGCCATGCTTCGACTAGTTCCTCATTGCCAACGCACTCCAATCGGTTAATATAACCAGGATCGTTTTTCAGTCCTAGTTGATTGTCCTCTACAAAACTTGGAATAAAACAGCGAGACATCCCGCTACGCTCATCGGTTATGAGATGATATCCACCCGGATGTTTATTAAGCTCAAAGTACTCCATTACGGCTTGATGCCCAGGTCCACCGGGGTTTGCTGTGGTGCGTATCCGCTTAGTAGGGATGTCAAAATCAGCCCACCTAAGACACCCCTTGAGCATGTGGTAGCCTTCCAGGCTTGGCCATTGGCCTAATTCATCAACTCCGATCCAAGGGTAGCTATGCCCATTATAGCGATAAAAGTCTTTTACCGATTCTAAAAACCTAAGTTTTAGGCTACCACCGTTTGCGAATACCCATTGGCGCTTGCCCTCTTTCCATTCGCCCCCGGCAGACGGAAATAGCTGAAGACTCCTCCTTAGAATTTCTTCCAGCTCCGGATAACTGCTTCGAAAAATGATGCCATGCCAGTGCTTATTATATTTCTCTAAGTCGCTTAAGTAATCGCCTAGTAATCCGTCCGATTTGCCCCCAAATTTCGCGCCACCAAACAGGATCTCTTGTATATTTTTCGACGCGATCAGGACGCTTTGCGGTCCCTCCTGTGGATACCAAAGATAATCTTTTTCTAATGAACTTGGGGTTTTGCAAATCTCTCTTGCCATTCATCCAGTGTTAATGGTTTGATCTCCGGGGTTAGATGCTTATGCGCTATCTCTCCGGAGTGTTCGAGTTCTAGTCTGTCAGTTTCGCGCCACCTAAGCTGAGTCTTACACCAGAAAATTGCGGCGACCGGGTTATCTCCTCGGCTAGCCAATCTAAAAAGGTTAGACAGTACGGCACCGTTAGCCTCTTCCCTTGCGGTATCAATTTCCTTTTTATAATGCGCACTTAATGTATGCTCACCTATACCAATCACCGCTGCGATTCTGCGCCTTGGCAGTCCAGCGATAGCTAATATCTTAACTTTCTTAAGATCGTTGTCATTAGGTATGTACTTCGGTCTGCCTCTCGGCTTTTTTTCTTCTTGAATCGCCATTTAAGCTCTTAATAAATGTGATAATATATTCATGACATTTAACCGTCCGACGGTTATTATATGCGCCACGTCGTATCCGAATTGCCTGACTTAAAACTTCCGCTACGACAAAATCATGTAAAGCAAATCCAACCGACATCCCCCAGTCAATTACATGCTTTTGAATTGGAAGGAGACAGCCCTCTTCCCTTTTATCATTTATAGTTATAACGCATAAATTATTCGGCTTTAGCACTCTAAAATTTTCAGCCATCAATTGCTTAAACTTGACGCCGAATGAACTAAAATCTGAATCGGCCACATCCGAGGGAAGCCCACTATATTTCTCTTGATCCATAAACGGCGGATTGCAGTACACAAAATCAAAAGTATTTTCGGGAAAATCGAGAGCTAACCCGTTCATTT